TATTGGGACGCTACTAATGGCGTAGGAACAAGAGCTGTAGAACTAAGTAGTATAAGTGGTGCGAATCAAGTTCCTACAGTAGGGTTACAAACTATTATTAGTGAAACTGATAGACACGTAGTAGTTTTAGGAGCAGATCCACTTTCTGGCGGTGTGCGTACAGGTTCTGTTGACCCTATGCTTATAGCCTTTAGTGACCAAGAAAACGCTACTGAATTTGAACCGTTAAATACAAACACAGCAGGTAGTTTAAGAATATCTGAAGGTAGCCAAATAGTGGGTGCTGTAAAAGCACGTCAGGAAATACTTATTTGGACAGACATAGCTTTATATTCAATGCAATTTATTGGACCTCCTTATACTTTTGGAGTTAATTTAATTAATGATAGCACAGGTTTAATTAGCCCTAAAGGTGCTGTCACTACTCCTGCTGGGGTGTATTGGATGGGTTATGACAGCTTTTACGTGTATAACGGAGCAGTGCAAAAAGTTCCTTGTAGCGTTTTAAGTTATGTTTTTGATAATTTGAATGCAAATCAAGCTTTTAAAGTATTCGCTTTTAGTAATAGTGAGTTTAATGAAGTCGGTTGGTACTATCCTTCTGGCAGTAATTTAAATATAGACAAGTACGTAGTTTACAACTATGCTGAGCGAGTCTGGACTATCGGCGAACTTAGTAGAACAGCTTGGATAGATAAAGGTATAGTAGACTATCCTAGAGCTACAGAAGGTCAATACTTATATGAACATGAGTTTGGTTACGATGATGACGGTAGTCCTATGACTAACGTCTTTATAGAAAGCAGTGACTTTGACATAGGCGACGGTGAAAGTTTTGGTTTTGTGCGTAGAATTATTCCTGATATCAAGTTTTTAAGTAACAGTGACACAGGTCAAGTAAACGCAGTATTAAAAACACGTAACTATCCTGGAGATACATTAACCACCGCCAGCACAAGCGTGATAGAAAGTAATACATCTAAAGCAGACGTAAGAGCCAGAGCCAGACAAATAGTATTTCGTTTAGAATCAGATGATGACGCTGGTAATTCAGGTAACAGTGATGTAGGTTGGCGTTTAGGAGCTACTAGATTAGATATACAGACTGACGGAAGGAGATAATGGCTAAACTATTACCTACTCGATTGCCTATCAGTATGGAGCCTCAGGTAACGTCTGACACCTATAATAGGCTAGTACGTGTACTAGAAATTAACTTAGGTCAAGTAGACCCAGAAAACACTAGTCAAGTAAATACAACTGAACGTAATGAAGGATTTTATAATCCAGGTTCTATAATATTCAATACTAACACAGACACTCTTCAATGTTGGGACGGTACTAGATGGAGAGACTTATTTAGTTCTCAGTTTTACGTTAATAATGATTTAGGTTTTGGCTTAACAGGAACACTCGGTACTGTCAGTGTCACAACTTCGTAAGTGTACTTGGTGCGGTACTAAAAAGCCTGTTAAGGAGTTTGACCAAACTAAAAAGAACAGCACTCAGTGTAATACATGTAAACTAGAAAGACGGTACGAAAAAATTAATAGTAACCCTATTAATTACATGCAAAATTTATGTGTTCAATTAAAACATGTACGTAAGAAACAAGGAATAAATTGGGACGTTACACCTCAAGAATTATATATACTATACGCAAAACAAGAGGGCAAATGTGCCTTAACAAAACAAGAACTAACATTTAAAAGAGGGACAAATGAAGAATCCGATTTTAATATATCTATTGATCGCATTAACCCTGATGACGGCTATAGTATTGACAATATCCAGCTTGTTGGTAAAATTATTAATTTCTTAAAAAATGATTTACCACAAGAAAAATTTATCAAATTAGTCAAATTAATATACAATAATACAAACAGCTAACAATTTCTTTTATGACTATAGACGAAAAAATGAAAGAAGCTCAAAAAATTGAGATCAGTGTTAACGAAGGTAAAACATGGTACAATTTAGCAGAAGGCTTTGATAAATGGAGAGTCTTTCCTAGACTTTTGATTAGTTTATATGGTTTAGCTTTTTATAGAACTACAGAGTGGTTTATGACTTTACAAGATCCCACTAACGCACAAAGTGCATTTGTTTCAGTTATAGTGGGTGCAGGTGCAGCATGGTTTGGTTTATATGTCGGTAGAAAATAAAGATCCAATGAGTGAAGTATACGATTACAAAGGATGGTTTTGGGATGACGTTAATAAAAGATTTTATCGCTGGCATGAATTAAAAATATTAATGCAAGAAAGAGACATAAAGAAAAAACAAAATGATACAAAATAAATTAATAGACGCAGTAAGTGGCGTAGTAGATAAATTTATAATAGATAAAGACTTAAAAGCCACGCTTAAACATGAGATGGAGATGTCTTTACATAATGCTAATTTAGCACAAATAGAGTTAAACAAAGCAGAAGCACAACATCCAAGCATATTTGTAGCTGGATGGCGACCCATGGTCGGTTGGATATGTGCTGTGGCTTTAGGTTATCACTTCATTTTAAGTCCTATTTTAGCTACTATCCTCGCACTTTCAGGTTATACTATTACTTTACCTGAGTTTGAATTTGCTCAACTCAGCACCATCTTAATGGGCATGCTCGGTTTAGGTGGCTTACGTACATTTGAAAAAATGAAAAGAGTAACTAAAGGTAACTGATGGGTAGAATTAAAAAGTTTTTCAAAAAGAATCTAAGGGATATTGCTACAGTCGTAGGATTCGCCGTTGGTGGACCAGCAGGTGCTGCGATAGGACAAGGAGTAGGTTCACTAGGTGAAGGTAGAAGTTTAAAAAAATCATTAGTAAGTTCCGCTAAAGTTTATGGTGGCGCTAATCTTGCTGCAGGTGCAGGTATAACACCAGAAACAATAACTCCTGGTAGTGGAAGTTTTTTACAACTTAATCCAGGAATTATGCCAGGAACAGATATTAATTCTATTCCAGGTTTTTTACAACAGACAGGAGCAACTATTGCAACTGGCGGTAGCATGTCTGGGGTAACACAAGGTTTAAAAGATCTTAGTTTGATGCAAAAACTAGGTTTGGGTGGATTAGGATTAGCAGGCATAGGAGCTTTTGACGAATTAGAACAACCAAAAGGACAAATGCCAGGACCAATGGGTGGTCAATATTTAACAAGAGGACTTACACCAGCAACTTTAAGTGATGTTTACGGCACAGCTGGTATACCTTCTGCTAGTACTTCATTAGCTAGTGCTATGCCAGGAGCAGTAGACCCTATTACACAAACTTATTTAGAAATGTTAGCAAAACAAGACCAAGACTACGGTACACTAGCATTCCCTGAATTTGGTCAACAACCAGTTATGACTGCTAAAGATGGCGGTATAGCAAGACTCGCCGACGGTGGAGCAATGCCTGAGGTAGATTTACGTAATTCGGGAGGTGGTCTAAGTGATCCTAATGGATCAGGTGATGAAGATACTATACCAGCACTGCTCGCCGACGGTGAGTTTGTAATGACTAAACAAGCTGTAAAAGGTATAGGTAACGGTAACCACGATCAAGGCATAGCGATGTTATACGCTATGATGGACAATAACGAACAAAAAGCACAACGCATGGGGCTAGGTAGAGCATAATGGCAGAAACACAACAGTTTGCAAGAGTAGAGAGTTTACCACCACAATTTTTACAACAATTTTTTGCTGGTGTTCCAGGAGCCAATGTTCCTGGCATATTACCTTTACTCAATCAAGAATTAGTTAATAGAATATTAGGCATGGGTGTTGAAGGTGCTACACCTTACACATACACTGGTGAGCGTATAGCAGGTTTTACCCCTGCGGAACAACAAGCTTTTAGACTAGCAGGTGAAAGTGCTGGTGCTTACATGCCTTATATACGCCGAGCCGAACAGCTAGGTGAACAAGGCTTAAGAGATGTACGTAGAGCCACTGGTTTAGGTACAGAATACTTACAACAAGCAGGACGTGAAGGAGCAGGGGCTGTACGTGAAGCAGCAGGCATCCTCCGTGGTCTGCCTGGTGAATTTAGAACAGCTCAAGATATAGCTTTAGGTGGCATAGGTGGCTTTGATCCTAGAATGACAGGTCAGTTTTATAATCCATTTGAAGAGCAAGTTGTTCAACAAACGTTACAAGATATCGGTAGACAATACGGTCAAGCTGATATAGGTGAAAGAGCTAGACAAGTAGCTCGTGGTGCATTTGGTGGTTCTCGTGGTAGACTAAGTCAAGAAGATATAGCAAGACAATTTGGTAGAGGTGCTACAGAAGCAGTGGGGGGCATACGTGGTGCTGGATTTAGTCAAGCTCAACAACAAGCACAGAATGCTTTTGAACAACAACAACGTAGACAACTACAAACTAGCCAACTTTACGGTAACTTAGCAGGTCAAATGGGTAACGTGGCTGGTGGTCTTGGTAGTTTAGGTACAGGTTTAAGTAATATACTTGGCGGAGTAGGAAGAGATATTTCTACTACAGGCTTACAATTAGGTCAATACGGTGCTAATGTAGGACAACAGATGGCAGGTTTAGGTCAAGGTGTGAGCGGTTTAATGGGACAAGATATTAATAGACTCTTAGGAGTAGGTGGCATGCAAAGAGGTCAGCAACAAGCAGGACTAGACTTAGCTTATCAAAACTTCTTAGGTCAATACAACTTACCTTTACAAACCTTTGGTCAGGTAGGTCAGTTAGCAGCAGGATTTGCTCCTGCTCTTGGCGGTCAAACTTTAACGCAATCAAGTACTAGTGCACCTAGTAACAGCTTAATGCAAGGTTTAGGTACAGCAATTGCTGCATACGGAGCACTTACCTAATGGTAATGAACCCAGCTCAGCAACAACAAGAGCAACTAAGCATTGATTTAGCTAATCAGCTAATAGGTCAAAACACACCTATAGAAACCATAGTACAACAAACAGGTCTACCTAGAAACATGGTTAATAACTTAGTTAATAGCCAACTACAAATTACTAGACCTGATACACCTATGATTTCTCCTCAAGGGATAGAAACTTTAGCTTTTGATTCTAATTTACCTAAACCAGATATAAATTTAGGTACAGACATGGCAGACTATGTCACCGAGGAACTAGGTTTTGACGGTACAGATGATGACGGTAATTTAAGCATACGTCAGATGTTTAATGCATCAAATGCTGCATGGATGACACAAAATCAAGAAAATACAGAAGGCACAGAAAAATTATTAGAAGTTCAAAAGCTTACTGACGAGATGAACTTTAGTGATGACGAACTAAAGAAAATATTTGGTGAAGCTGCAGAACAAGTCTACAACATGGACTACGAAGAATTTATACAAAAGCCAGACAAAAGCATGCCTATTATGTTGTTCGGTTTAAGTTTAGCACAAGCAGGAACTAAAGGCGATGATTGGCCAACAGCTCTAAGCGAAGCTACACTAAAATACTTCTTTAATAAACGTAAAGATGAAAGGTCTTACGATCAAGCTTTAAAAACTATAGGCTTGAAAAAACAAGAAAATATTAATAAATTAGTCATGGACTTTAAGTTACTTGACTATAAAAATAGAGCATCACTTAACTTAGCTTTACAAAAAAGTGCACTAGAAGCACCAAAAGCATATGATATAAGTAACTCTGGTGATTTTACAGATAAAGAAACAGTATTTTTAGACGAGCCTACTTTTAGTTTTTATGCTAAAAAGTTTCCACAGAACATACGTGAATCAAACAATCAAGATAAAGAAGCTTTTTCACTTATTAGTAAAGACGGTGGTTTATTAAACGTTTGGATGGATCAAGATGAAGTTAATGCATGGGATCCTACAGCACAAGGTGGAGCACAAATACGTAAAGGTCATAGTGAGCCTAGTAATTTAAAACTATACTCTATAACTACTGAAGATGGTCAAGACTTAGGTAGTAAATGGCTTTCACCTGCTCAATATAATTTTAGACAAGAAAAAGGTGAAAAACTAAGCCAAATTACAGGTGCAGGTAAACCACGTTGGGTGATCCGTAAAGACACTAACGAAGGCACGTGGGTCACTGACGCAGACCTATTGGCTAATCCTGACGCGTATCTTGATGATAGTGGTTTTAGTTTTAGTATAGGAGCTGACGGAAGTATAGAAGCAGGACAAGGTTCAGCTGCTATGGGTCGTGCAGATAAAAAGAGAGGTCAAGTAGCTTACGACGATATACTAGAAACTGTTAATGCTACAGAAACTGCGGTAGACAACTACTTCACTTCTTCAATGGAACAAGACAAACTTTTAAAAGAATTTTTAGAAGCTAATCCAGGTGCCGAAAACGTACCCTTTAATAACTTGGCTGGTAGAGCAACTAGGTTAGTAGCAGACTTAACTAATAACATTGAGACCTTTGGTAGTTTGATATCTTCAGACTTTGCTAAAGGTGGATATAAATTTTATGACGCAGACGGTGAAGAGGTTAGTTTTGATAACTACAGGCAAAGTATTATAGATAGTGATGAGTTTAAAAACTTTTTAGAAAGTCCACTAGCTAAATTTTTTAAAGACAACAAAGTAGTAGGTCAAGCACTTGAAGCAACGTTTTTTGATTTAGCTATGATAGGTGCTGCAAGTTACTCACCCAATAAAGGCGGTGTAGACTTACGTGCTATTAGTGATTTTGAAACTAAACAATTTTTAAGACAACAAGGTGGAGAAGCTTCTAGTTTAGCTAGTTTTTTAGATATACGTAATAGATTTGCTAGAAACCTTATTAATAGAAATAGAAATTTTTTAAAACAACAAATACGTCCGACTAACTTATTACGAGTTACAGACGCAAGTGGAAAACAAGACGAAACTAAAACTAACGCACTAACTAGTGATGTAGAAAGTATGCTTAAAAAACTTGACGACTATGAAAGTCAATATCAAAGCTCTTATACTTTTGGTCGTGGTGGACCTATAGAGAATAGAAAAACTTTTGTTGGGGATGATACTATAGACCCTGATAATCCTGACGTAGTAGCTTTTAATGCAGAAATACCTGCAGGCTTGGCTGTTCCTAGTTTAAATTATCAGTTTAGTAAAGGTTATTTACTAGATGACGCAACTGAAAATGAAGGCACGTTTAGAGAAATACTTAATAAATATTCTGCTTACGAAAACAGTCCTGCACAATTAACTTCTTTAGTGGATAACTTAAAGGCAAACCTTACAGAAGAAGAGCTACTTGCTTTTAGGTTATTTTTACTACAATCAAAAAAGGTGAGTAGATAATGGCACAGAGTGACATTATAGATATCGATCAACTTTTACCAGAGGAAGAGCTTTTATTGTCTCAACCTTTAGATAAAGTAGATATGACTATGACTGGTGTACCAGTAGCTGATAAAATATACGCACAAAAATCTGGTGATTTAGTACCAGCTGACTTTAAAAACTTTTTAGTAGAAAAACTAAATATATCCCCCAGTATTATAGATACAGTAGTGGGTAAACCGTATGGATTTAGAGACAGATTCGTAAATCTTAATCCAGTTGACGCTCTAAGAGATTTAGCTCGATTCAGTATTCCTGGAACACAACCTTTAGGTGAAGGTCAACAACCTTTTGGTTTAAACTTAGAAGAGTTACTTAGTCCATCTACTCCTGAAGTACGTAGAGCTAGAGCTGCAGGTATAGACGTAGAAAAAGGTGCACCTTATCAAGTGATGAAAGATGCAGAATATTTACCTGCTGACCAACGAGATAGAGGTATCAGGCTTTTATTAAAAGAATATTATCCTGAAACACCAATGCAAGATTTTGATATAAAACTTGAACCACGCACTAACAGACTTATTTATAAAGACCCTGAAAGTGGTAGTAAACAATTTGTTAATCCTCCAGGAATAGACAGGGCAGACGTACAAGCTATTATGGAACCAGTAGCCTTAGAATTAGCTACAGGTTTATTAGGTTTAAAAGCAGGAATGACAGCAGGACCATATGTCGGTGGTGGAGTAGGTGGTGCTGCAGGTTTAGCATACACTGCACAATTAACTGACAATCCATTCTTCCAAGCAGTGGGAACTGCAGCAGGAGCCACAGCTGGTGCTCTAAGTGCACCTGTTACGTTTACTGCTTTAGGTGAAGGCATGGGTCATTTTGTGTGGAGATATCAAAACTTACGAGGGCTCAAGGACCGTGGTATACTTGATGAAACTTACACTAATGACAAAATACTAGAAACTGCTATCAAAGATGCAGGTATAGTTGGGCTTTTAGGTTTAGGTGGTAATGCTGCTTTTCAAACTGTTGGTAAGTTTTTAACAGCTAACCCAGTAAAAATAGGTATTGATGAAAAATCTTTTGTAGACGCGTACGAAAAAGTACAAGGTATAAAAGAAACTGGTAGTGCTGCAGAAAGAAAAGCTTTAGAGGATATTACTACACCTGAAATACTACAGATGGCAGATGAAACTACTCCTGGAGTTAGAGGCGTACTACAAAAAGAAGTTGAACTTAGTGCTAAAGCTAGACCTGAAGTTGAAACAAGAGTAGCACGACAAGCAAAAGCCAAAGAAGAAGGGTATGATGTTCTATTTGAACAAACAGGTATAGACCCAATCATTTTTGATATTGAAGACTTATCTACAGTTAATGCTAATTTAGGAAATAGAATATTAAACGCTATAGACACTTCTGGTAAAACTACAGATAAAGCTAAAGGTGCATTGTTTAACCAATTAAAAGTACTAGAAAATACTAATAAACCAGAAAATTTATTCAAAACTTTTTGGAAACCACGTGAAGTCAGTAACTCAGAGATGCTGTTTGACTATATACCAGATGAAGTTATACCAGATTTTAAACAACTTATTTATAGAGATTTTATTGACCAAACAGGTAAAAATCCTACAGCTGTCAAAAAATATTTAGCAGACCACAGTGAAAAACTAAAACTTTGGTATGGTGATGATTTTGTAGAAGGTTTAAAAGGTTACAATAAAATTATTGATGATATTACAGTGTTAGCAGCTGAGGAAGGATTACCGTCTAGTGCTTTTCAAAAATTAGTGACAGGCTTGGTTAGAGCTTACGTAGGTATATTTACACGTCCAGGTAGGTTTATTACTGCTGGTGGACAAGTTACTGAAAACCTTAGAAAAGGTAGCTTTGAGGATATGATACTCAACCCTGATAGGTTGTACGACAGAATCAAGAGAGGTGAGTTTTTTAGTAACCCTGCAACTCAAGCATTAGCAAGAGCTGTAGGTAGAGCTTACGGTCAAGAAGAGGCAGTAGGTAGAGCAGAAGTTGACCAACCTACAAGTGAGTTTCCTGTAGAAATGCCTGATTTAACTGCAGGCTTAGAAGAGGTTCAATTAAATAGAGGTGGAGAACCATTAATGGAGTTAAAATACTAATATGAGTATCTACGATAGAATGAATTTTGATTTAAACAGAATGCCTGAAAGGGAAGATGTGTTTATGCCTAACAGACAACCTGTTACAGATGCACCTTTATCAAATGTAGCTCAGCCTCCTGTTTTTAATCAATTAACTCCTGAACAACAACAAGCATTACAAAACCTTCAAAATCCTGCACCAGCTCAAATAGATTTAGGTGGTGGTTTAGGTAGTTTTAGTGTACCTCAAATACCTTTAGAAACTATACTAGCTAATGTTCCACAATTTAATATACCAACAGGAGTTGACTTAACAAATCTTGATCCCACTATTTTCGGTTACAGACCACCAGCTATAGAGCCAGAAGTAGAAACTGTAGAAACTGGTTTAGAAGACGCAGGTGTAAGTGATGAAGTTATAGATGATGTAAGCGATAACACTTATGACTTAGGTATACTAGATCCAGAAACAGGTCAAGTTTATGAAAGTGAAGAAGACTTACCAGAAGGTGTTGTTGTAGGTGGCGGAGACGGACCAGCAGGTACAGTTGTTGAACCCTACACACCACCTCCACCTCCACCTCCACCGTCTGTTATTTCAGAAGCAGAAACAGCTATACCACCTAGTGTAACCCCAGCACCAACCCCAGCTACTGATGTAGTTACAGGTGAGGATATACCCTTAATTACTCCACAAGTAAGCGTACCACAAGAAAGCTTAACTGGTTTAGGAAGTTACTTCACTACTCCACAAATAAGTCAGATAGTAGATCCTGGATATAGACCCCCTTCTACTACAGACATGGATAGACTTTTACAACTACAACGTGAAAGTTTTAGAAACTTTTTAGTACAACCTGCAGCAGCACCTGCTCCTGCTCCTGCTCCAAGCCCAGACACAGGCACAGCTCCATCAGAAGGTGACGTTGGTTCAGGAATTGCGGGAAGACTTTATAGTGGTGTTAACGCTGACAGGCTCGCAAGAGATTATGTTGACCAACTATACAATGATCCTACAGGTATACAGTTTGGTGTTGGAGATGTTCAAAATCAAATGGTTATGGATCCTTATCGGTTTAACAACATCGGTGATTATTACACTGCTTATAACCCTGCACAAGATATGCAAAGAGGTATACTAAACAATATCTATAATAGAGGTTACGGTGCTATGGACTTTCCTGTATTTAGTGGTATTACTAGTTTAGTGCCTAGTGACGCTAGAGCTACTATTGGTCGTTAAGTTATTTTAACCAATCACTAAAAGTTTCTTCCCCTAAAACTAAGTTAGCAATAGATTGTTTTTTACGTAGTGCTTTTACTATCTTCTCATCTACAGTTTTTTCACAAACTATATCTATATAAGTAACTTTATTGGTTTGACCAATACGGTGTGCACGGTCTTCAGACTGTAAGCGTTTTTCTAGGTCATAATTGTTGCTATAATAAACAACCGTACTAGCAGCAGTCAGAGTTATTCCGTAACCACCAGTTTGAGTATTACCTACAAAAAATCTTAGAGGACTATCAGGATTTTGAAACTCATCAATTACCCTTTCACGTTCAGCTTGTTCAACTCCACCGTAGTAAGTTCCTACTGAATTTTCCCCATAAGCTTCTT